ACTAATTTTAGATACTAAATCTCAAATCCAACGTACTAAAAATAATAACCAAGAAATTATCCCAGTTAAAACTGAACGGGAATTACTAAGTAAGTTTATTGAGAAATTCAGGGAAATGGATCCTGATATTATTGTAGGTTGGAATAGTGATTACTTTGATGTTCCCTATCTTTACTATAGAATATGTAATGTACTAGGAGAGGACATAGCCAGATATTTATCTCCTATTGGTATAGTAAGAGAAACTACATGGTTAAAGGACCAATATATTCAAATAGCGGGAGTAGAATCTCTTGACTATATGCGTTTGCATAAAAAATATAGCTGGGCAGATGAACCCTCTTATCGTTTAGATGCTATTGGTGAAAAATATGTAGGTGTAAATAAAATCGAATACGAGGGTAATCTAGATGATTTATTTGAAACTGATATTAATAAATTTATTGAGTACAACTTTCGTGATGTAGAAATACTTAAACTACTAGATGAAAAATTAGAATACCTAGCACTGACTAAAAACCTATCACATAAAGGAAAACATAACTATAGTGAGGTTTATGCCAATACTAAAACCCAAGATGGAGCTATTTCAGCGTATCTACTAGAGCAGGGTGTTATTCCACCTTCTAAAGATAAGAATAATATAGAGAAAAAGGGGTACGCTGGTGGGTTTTTATTTTGCCCTAAGGCTGGTATTTACAACTACATGTTTGATGAAGATTTAACTTCACTATATCCTTCTATTATTATGACTATTAATATAGGTAAAGAAACCCTAGTGGGTAGAATAGTTGATGCTGATGATCGAAATAACCGTTTGGGTCTAAATGACTTAATGAATAAGGATCCAGATGAAGAAATAATAATTGAAAATGCTAAACGCCAACGCACACAGATAAAAGTAAGTGGACTAATAAACTTAATTAAGGACATGAATATGTCTGTATCTGCTAATGGTGTATTTTTTAGAACTGATAAACAATCCGTTCTATCTACTATACTTAATAAATGGTTTGAAGAAAGGGTTGAGTATAAAACAGAAATGAAAAAAGCATATAAATCGGGTAATAATGAATTGGGTGCATCATTTCATATGAAACAATATACTATGAAAATCCTACTCAACTCCTTATATGGAGCAACAGCATTACCTAGTTTTAGATATGGTTCTGTTATACTATCAGAGGCTATTACTTTAAGTGGTCAAAGAATTATTCAAGAATCGGCTTTATGTGTTAATAGACACATGAATAAAAAAATAAAAAAATTAACACCTGCATTATGAAACTAACAGGACACGCATTCAAAAGGGATTCTATAGTTTTACTAAACGGTAGACCAATAGATAAAAAAGAAGTTATAAAATTAAGTGAAAATTGGAGTGAAACTTTAATTAAACAGTTTAAGAAACTTCTTAAACATGGTGGAGAAATTTTATTAGAAGAAGAAAAGCAACATTTTATTATAAGAACAGATAGTCCCTTATTAAATTCACGGGGAGAAAAAGATGGTGGGATATTTAAAGGTCCATCTATAGAAGATAGATTTTAATGAAGCATTTAGAAGATACACCTTGGTATATTTGTGATAAAGGGGACACTAACTATTGTGCCTACATGGATACAGATTCAGTGTATATTCATGCGGAACCCATATTAAAAAATCTATATCCTAATTTTCAACAAATGACTAGTGAGGAAAAGGATTCCGCACTTGAAAAATTAGCCCTAGAATATCAGGACATTATTACTGATTCATATGATACTCTAGCTAGTGAATGTTTTAATGTTAGTAATCATCGTTTGGAAATGAAAACAGAATGTGTTATACGTTCTGCGTATTTTAGAGCTACACGTAGGTATGCTCAATGGATTACAAAACAAGAAGGTATAGCTAAAGAATCACTAGACGTAAAGGGATTAGAATTTAAAAAAGCTAATTTCCCTCCTATTTTAGGTAAATTTTTTAAAAATATTTTAGTTGATGTATTAAAAGGTACAGAGCAAGAAGAAATAATTACTAGGGTTAAGGAATTTAAATCACAAATACTAGATGGTACAATTCCTCTTACTGAATTAGGTAATCCCCAATCAGTAAAAAAACTAAATAAATATGTTAGTAGAAAACCACGCGCGGGTGAAATGTTCTCTACTTTAGAAAAGGGTGCTACTGCAGCTATTAAAGCTACTGTTGCCTATAATGATTTACTTAGATTTTGGAAACTTAATACAAAGTATCCCTACATTACACAAGGTAGTAAAATCAAATGGATTTATTTAAAACCTAACCCATACCAAATAGAATCATTAGCTTTCATGCCTGGTGCGGATATCCCACCTAAAATAAATGAATTCATAGAAAAATACGCTGATAGAAAAAAGATTTTTGATAGTATTCTTTTAAATAAATTAGAAGGGTTTTTTGATGATCTAGGATGGGTTTTTAATTTAAATCCCTACCAACAACAATTCTTTAATTTTTAGTTATGATTAAAAAAGTAGATTTACAAGGTTTTATAAATAAATATTATCTAAAAATGAATGAGCAAGTAGTGTGGTCTTTCAAAGATAATATTTTATCTGTTGATTTTACTACCCCCAGTAAAGATGTTATAGGGAATGTTAGATGTGAAGATATAGGATTTGAAGATATAGATTTACCTATCTTTAATACCAAAAAAGTCCAATCATTAGTTGATTTATGCGAAGGTGAAATACTAATGGAAGTAGAAAAAACCAATAAAATTCCTACTAAATTAAAAATATCGGATGAGAAATTTAATACTGTATATGCATTAGCAGATGCATTGCTTATCCCTAGAGTAGGTTCTGTAAACGAACCCCTTTACGATGTAGAATTAGAATTAACGGCAGAAGATGTATTTAATCTTGTTAAAGCAAGAAGTGCAATGTCAGAAACTGCAAATTTAATTATGAGCACTACTAAGGATTTAGATGGTGATCCAGTTTGTGAGGTTATTTTAGGTGAGGAAGGGGGACATGAAAATAAAATATCATATCAATTAAGAGGTGTTATAAACGAAATAGGAGTTAGGGTACCTTTTGATTTGGATAAATTTAGAGATATTTTAAGTGTAAATAAAAACTCAGACGAAGGATTAATTCAACTAAGTAGTAAGGGTTTAATGAGATTAACATTTAAAACAGGTAAAATAACTAGTACCTATTATATGATTAGACGCGCAGAAAATGTATTTTAACTATATGTATAACAAAACTGACCTAGGAGGCAGTAAATTGTTTTATTTTTTTAACCGAGTAGCTTAGGCACTCAAAAATTTGTAACTATGAGTACACGTATTTTAGAACAAAGTGTTCACCCTTTTGATTTATTATTTCGAAACTTTTTCGAACCTGACCGTAATTTCTTTCCTGTAGTGGAAAGTAAAATTCCTCACCCTGTAGACATTTACGAGTCAGATTTTGGTCTACATTTTGAAATTGCTTGCACTGGTCTCACTAAACAAGATGTTGATATCAACATTGAAGGAGATGTACTTCGTGTTTCCTACACTAAGGGGAAAGATGAAGCAGATAATGGGTACAAGTATATTCACAGAGGAGTAGCTAAACGATCCTTTAATTTAGGATATAAAATTGGCTCTAAATTTAATTTAACTAAAGCAGCTGCTGAAATGAACAATGGGTTGTTAGAAATTTCAATCCCATTTGCTAATGCAGCTAAACCCCGATCCTTAAAGATCAATTAATTTACTTGGCCTCCTAGGTTATTTTTTATATATTTAAATTCTAAAAAGTCTTATGAAAAAATTAGAAGCATTATTTGATGCAGTTATTGTTAAACCCATTGAAGAAGATGAAACCACATATGGGTCTATTGTTGTACCGGATTTAGGTAAAGAGAAAAACCAACATGCTGTAGTTATAGCAGTTGGTCCTGGAAAACCCACTATTAATGGAAGTTTAATTCCTACCACAGTAAAGGTAGGACAAACCGTTATTATACCTACTATGGGATTTACCCGTATGGAATTTGATGGGGAAGAATATCATGTGGGTCCTGAAAACCAAATACTAGCCCGCATTACTGATGAAAATTATCAACAAAAGTTACCATTTTAAATAAAAGTATATGTCTAAAATTATTGAATTAGGAGCAGATGCTCGAGAAAAGTTAGTTGAAGGTATTGATACCCTAGCTGATGCTGTTATTTCTACCTTAGGTCCTAATGGGAGGAATGTAGTAATTTCCAAATCTCATGAACCTATTAAGTCTACTAAGGATGGAGTAACAGTAGCCAAAAATATTAATTTAAAGGATCCTATTAAAGAATCAGGTGTCCAGTTAGTAAAACAAGCGGCTATCCAAACCGCGGATTCAGCAGGTGATGGTACTACTACATCTACACTATTAGCTAGAGAAATTATTAAAAAGGGTTTATCTAGTATTAATAGAGGTGTAAATGCAGTAGAAGTCAAAAGAGGTATTGATTATGCTACCAAAAAAGTAGTTGACTGTCTTAAGGAAAAAGTAGCAGAGGATATTTCCTCTGAGGAACAATTAGAACAAGTAGCCACTATATCAGCCAATAATGACCCTGAAGTTGGTAAACTTATTGCATCTGCAATTGATAAAGTAGGTAGAGATGGGATTGTACATATTGAAGAATCCAAATCTGGGGAAACTTATCTTGAAACGGTAGAGGGTATGCAGTTTGATAGGGGTTATAAATCTCATTTCTTTGTTACTGATAACTCAACTATGACTTGCACTTTAGAAAACCCATATATCCTAATTGCAGATCATAAATTTTCTACAGTTAAGGATTTACTTCCTATTTTAGAAAGTGTTTCTACTACTAATAAGTCTCTTCTTATTATAGCTAGTGATATTGATAATGAAGCTTTAGCAACACTTATTGTTAATAAAGCTAGAGGTACTCTAAAGGTTGCCGCTGTAAAGGCACCTGAATTTGGTGATAGACAAAAGTTAGTTCTTGAGGATATTGCTATACTCACTGGTGGTCAAGTATTTGATAAAAACAAGGGAATGAAACTTGAAAAATTCAGTTGGGATTGGTTTGGTGAAGCTCGTACGGTTACAATTACTAAGGATCAAACTACTATTGTAGATGGTAAGGGTGAAGTTAAGAGTATTGATAACAGGGTAGGTGAACTACAATTTCAAATTGAAAACGCCGCGTCTCCATTTGAAATAGAAAAATTACAAGATCGTTTAGGTAGAATGGTTGGTGGTGTTTCTATAATTCATGTAGGTGGTTATAATGAAACCGAAATGCATGAGAAAAAGGATAGGGTGGATGATGCCCTTAATGCAACAAAAGCAGCGTTAGAGGAAGGTATTGTGCCCGGAGGTGGAGCAGCACTTATTTATGCCAGTGAAGCTCTGAACCATAAAGATAGCTCCCTATCTCAGGATTTTTGTTTAGGTATCGATTTAGTAAAACAGGCATGTTATAAACCTTTAGAACAAATTTTATTTAATGCCGGTTATGGCCCTAGTGTTATCTATGAAACTATTAATACTATTTTAGACTCAGATGATACATGGACGGGATTTGACCTAAAAAATGAATCTTATATTGATATGAGAAAATCAGGTATTATAGATCCTACGAAAGTAACTAGAACTGCTCTTGAAAATGCTTCATCAGTTGCTGGTACAGTATTATTAACAGAATGTGTAGTAGTGGAAGAACCAAGTGAGGAAGAGGCTACTCCTAACTATAATGGCATGTTTTAATGGAAAACCGGACTGAAATAGTTGAATTTCCTGAACTCATAGCAGTTAGGGTACCCCCTGGGGATAAGTGGATTTTAAAGGATGATCCCTATGAAACTATCCACCCATCTCTTACGGATGTACTAGAGGCCTATTTCCAAGCTACTGAGTTCAAGGGGGAATATAAATTAGCCCCCTTGGACTCTAAGTTATATGCTCTTAAAACTAAAGAAGAGGAAATCGTAGTTAAAGAAGAACCCGAGAAACGTTATGGTTTATTTGGAGAATTCAAACAAGGTGCGTAACTTCATATAAATAATAAGTTATGAATCATACTCTTCTTAATGAGAAGTATCGCCCCCAAAATTTGGATACATTTGTAGGTAATGAGAATGTTAAACAGACAATTTCCCAATATTTAAGTAATAATGATATCCAAAATTTTATATTTTATGGACCAGCGGGAAGTGGAAAAACTACACTGGCTAAAATTATAGTTAAGAATTTAGATTGTGATTATCTATATATCAATGCTTCTGATGAACGGGGTATAGAAACTATTAGAAATAAAGTAGTGGACTTTGCTAGTGTAGCATCATTTAAGTCCATAAAAATTATTATTTTAGATGAGGCTGATTTTTTAACTATTCAAGCACAGGCATCGCTTAGAAATATAATAGAAACATTTTCCCGCAATACACGTTTTATTATGACGTGTAATTTTATTGAACGAATAATTGATCCGCTACAATCTAGATGTCAAGTACTTAAAATAGTACCTCAATCTAAACAAGAGATAGCACGCCATGTACATGATATTTTATGTAAGGAAGATGTAAAGTTTGAATTAGAAGCTATAGGTACTATAGTAAATAAACATTATCCTGATTTAAGGAAAATACTTAACACTGTACAATTCTCCATTAATGATGGTAAATTACAGCCTGATGAAAATGTTTTAGTATCATCTAATTATATTAAAAACGTTATTAAAGAGTTATCTAGTGTAAAACCTAATTTTAAAAATTTACGCCAAATCATAGCGGATTCAGGAGTAAATGATTATGAGGAATTATTTAGGGCTTTATTTGATTATGCTTCTAAGTATGCTCCGGAATTGGAAGGTTCTATAGCCGTAATACTTAATACCCATTTATATCAGGCTAATTTTAGAATTGATAAGGAGATTAATATTATGTCTGCTATTTCCAAAATTATTGAATTAAAAAAATCAAATGTAATTATTTAAATTTTATTATGAAACAACAAGCAAATCAACCACAACTTAACATTGATATGAAGAACACCACTGCTATTAAAACCCCAGATGGGGATGTAATATTTCAGCAGGGTATGATTTTACGTCAAGTATCTAAATTTGTAGCGGGAACTGATGAGGATGCTCTTTTACCTCTTCCGGTTTTTTATGATGTTAAAACAGGAAAAATTCTTAAGGATACTATCCCACCTGATTTACGTGAGGAATATAGTGAATATTGTGTATGACAATTTGGAATTGGTTAGAGGAAATTACCTATAAAAAATCCCCCATAGATTCATTTAGTGAACAAGATTGGGAATCATTTAATAGTTATATGATTCATAGGTTTATTTCTATGAATCCCTACTATATAGAATTATCTAATGAAATCCAAACTATTTTACCTACTGAAAAAAAACAAATATATACAATTTACAGGGAATTAATCCCTAAACGTAAAATATTTCTTAAATATATTAAGGGTAATAATGTCAAATATAATATAGATTTAATGGAATTATTATCTAATTATTTTGAATGTTCCAAAAAGGAAGCTAAAGAATATTTTAACGTTTTGGGAAAACCTAAAATTAAAAATATTTTAAGTCAAATGGGTTTTGAAAAAAAGGAAATTACTAAATTATTAAAAGCCTAAAATGGCTAAGAAAAAAATTCCTAAAATAGTTAAAGAAATACAGAATTTCAAATTACCTGAGATTAACTATTCTTATCAAAAAAATATTTCTTATTCTCAAATGTCTATGTTTCATGAATGTCCTAAAAAATGGGCGTTAAGGTATAGGGATGGACATAAAGTATTTTCCTCCAGTATTCA